CGACCACCAGTCGCAGCCCCGAGAGGTATCCCGGAGTCTTTGAGCAGTTGTCGAGTCGTGTCAGCAACAAATTTGGCGGCGTCGTTCGGTGACGGGAAGCGCCGGCCCTCGGCCAACGCACCGCGAAACACCTGCATGACGAGAGGCTTGTAAGGTGCCAGGTCCTCGTTGCCTCGGTAGAATTCTGTCTCGTACTTAGTAGCCTGTTCGGCACGGACAGCGTTTACGTAAGGCATCATTTCGGCACGGACCTGGTCTACAGCTTGCTTGTTAAGAAATTGGGCGATCGTGACCGCCTGCCTCGCGACACCCTGAAGAGCGTTGTTGAGTGCAGCGAGCTGTTCAGGACGCTCAGGAGCCATACCGAACATCTGTTCGAAGTCTTGCGGTCCAGCCTGAAACACGTTCATCTGCTTCATGACATCTGCGTCTGTCGGCATCTGGACCTGAGGCTGCGGTCTCAGCGAGGCAACCATAGGTTCCATACCTGCACGAACTGCTGCTGCAATCGTCTCGGTCGTCATCACTGGAGCGACAGGTGGAGTGACAGGAGGCTGCTGAGCCTGCGTCTGTTGGGTCTGGACGGTCGGCGTCGTCTGCTGTGGCTGGACCGTGGGCTTCGTGACAGGTTCAGGCTTCCCCTGCTGTTGCCGCATCGTCTTGACCCACTCGGGTTCTCCCTGACTTGGCGAATCGAAGGGGTTAATCTTTGACGGCGTCGTTGGCTGCTCCGGTGTACTTGGAGGAGGCCCGTTGCCGGTCGGCTGCTGTGGTGCTACCTGGCTTTCACCTGGCTGTTGGCTGGTATTGTTACTGTCCATCGTCTTCTATTGGTTGAGGTTCGTCGATTAGTTTCAGTGTGGCTTCCAAATCGTGTCGTCTTGCGGCGATTAGTTCGTCAAGCCGCAGGAGCCCCCGGACTTCCCCCACCACCTGCTCCCGGTGGAGATACTCCGACAGGAGACGGCCCAGGTCCCGGCTGGGGACTAGGTGGATTACCGCTTGGCGTAGGTCCTCCGCCTCCGCCCTGAGCAGGTTGAGCACCTCTTGCGTTTGTGACAGCTTGAGCCACGCCAATAAGCTGTTGTAGTCTTCCTGGGGTGAGCTTGAATCGGTCAGCATTGTGAACACCTCGTAGCTCTAGAATCTCGTCGAGGAGAAGAGTAGGATCGTAACCGAGAGCTGCGGCCCCTTCAGGTGGGAGTTTGAGAAGTGTCATCAGTAGGTCCTGAAGGGCAGCCGCTACGATGGCACGTTGAGAGGGTGAGGTACCGTCGAAGATAGCGAAGTCGTAGTTACCAATTAACATCGACTTGTTGACCTTGCAGACCTGCTGCACAGCACCGAGGCCGGCCTTTTGAACATTGTATTGACCGTAGATTCGGATGAGCTGGTCCTCGTCGAGCCCCTGTCGTATGTTCGACAGCATCTTGCGGCACTGAGGACCGAGAGCCGACTCCCAGATTGACGAGAAGATCATGATGAGCCTGTTCGATCCCGCGCTCGCCACGTTGCCCATCTCGCGAGCCGACCTGCGACCAGAAGACACTTGGCCCATGAGGTTGTCTGTGATCCCCGTGGCTTCCTTGCCCATCTGTGACAGCTGTTGGACATCATTAATATGCCCCTGTGTCACGTCTGTGGTGGGAATAGGTTGGTATAGTTTGTCCGCATCCAGTCCAGATAGGCCTTTTCTACGGATGTAAGGTCGACGCTGGATGACATCTTCCATCTCAATCCCGCGAGGGTCCACAAGTGCTCGGTCGAAGACATTGCGGCGTACGCTCGTAACGCGCGCATTGATGAACCACGTAGCGGTATCTTGGCAAGCTGAGAGCACGTCGGCCAGAGAGAAGTTGACAAGCCGATTCTGGTCTTCGAGCAACTGGGCACAGTTGTAGCCGAACTCTTCGTGGTCGTAACCGGCTTCGGAGATTCTGACGATTCGGGAGTCATTTAACATCCAGATTATATACATCATCTCGTCGTCGACGTCGGGGTCGAGAGCGACACCGTCGGCGACAAAAGTCTGCGAGGGACGAAGGCGAATCTGCATTTCGGTGAGGAGATAGTAGCGTTTCTCCTGTAGGAGCGCAGGCCAGACTGCTCCACGCTGAAAGAAGGTCATGCGCCTGTTCTCGAAGGCGACATCAGGAAGGAACGGGACGTACTCAAGACCAGCCAACAGTCCCTGAGCCTCTAGTTTCTCCAGTGGCCCACGAGCCATCTCGATCTCGTCACCACAGAATTCGCCTTCAGCCCAACGGGACAGAGGAAGCCTGATGTCCGGGAACCAGCGATAGGGACTGACGTTGACAATCTTGTTCCCCAGGTACTTGGTCGCATACGACACCTGTGTCTTCGTCGGCAACTCAGCAGGCTGTGCGAGGTCAGGACGGACGTTGCCCATCTTTTTCTCGTCAAGCACCTGCTCAATCACAGGTGTCTGCTCGTGGACCCAGGATTCTTTCGTGACGCCTATCCCAAACCGGGCAACGTCCGTCAGAAAAGCGATCAACTTGGAGGACTTGAACTTGTTGTACTCTAGGTCCCTGTCAAGCACGGCTTCGGCCAGTTTCGCAGGCACGACGTCCTCAAGACCGCTAGGCACCAGCTCGGCAAACCGATCGTTCTGGTTGTAGAGCCCGTGACCGAACGCTACGAAGGTCTGAATCTGGCCGAACGTGAGAGGGAGGGTGATCTTCTCAGGTTCGCCCTTCTTCATCGCTTTCCGGTCGATGTCGTCAAGTTTCCGTTCGCCCCTGTACACCATGTCATAGTAATCCCACTTGTCATAGTACTTCCACATCTCGTCACCGGACATGCGCCTCAGCATCTTGAGACGGTAGCAGAGATTAGCCAACTGGAGAGGTTGGGCCGGTTGGCCTACATACTTGGCGATTTCGGGTTTCATGGAAGACTATTTGTGAAGAATAACGACTAAGGTACTAGCAAGACCAATCATCAGACCCGACGCTGCAACTGCCAAGGCCAAGACCTCTGTCCTCGTAACCATATTAGCTGCTTGGTCAGTCAACGCCTTGCGGAACTCGTTCATGCCATCAAGACGCTTATCCATGGACTGCTGCGCGACCTTGGTGGCTTCTGCGATGGCGGTAAGTCGAGCCTCGAAGTACTCCTTGAGAGCGACCTCTCTGTCAGAATCAGGGCGCATCGAATGTCTGGATCAACTCATGATCCCGTTAGCAATGAGGGCAGTACGGATGTTGTTGACGAGAGTGATGAGCGCGTCACGGTGCGCGGAGGTGTCGTAAGCACCAGCAGTCGCCCCGGTTCCACCAGCAGGCGCAGCACCCCCGGAGGCGACAGGTGCTTGAGGCGTGAAGCCAGAACCAGAGAGGGTCAGTGAAGTCGCAAAGACGGCGCCAAGACGACAATCGTCACCTTGACGTACAGGATGGCCAGGAGGTTGGTCGGACATGGGATGTTAAGCTTTGAAGTCCAGTGCGCCGAGAAGGGCGAACGTGAACGGAGTGATTTGGAACTGTTTACCTTCAACGACAGTCATCACAGCTTTGCGAATTTTCTCTCGTTGGGTATCAGAGATGTCGAAAGTGACCTGCACCTGCTGCCACGCCTCGGCGTTGAGACCATAGGTCCTGGCATCGGCAGGTGAAAGTTTACTCAAGGCTTCTTGCGTGATCATCCAGGACATGTCGAGTTTGGGAAAGACCACGGACAGCAACTCACCACCAACGAAGATGTCCGAGATGTCTTTGCACCAACCAGGCATTTGCACGTACATCGTTAGGTCACGCAAGGCACCTTGGGGGATAGAGATAGTCATGGGAGTGTGACTAGGATGTTAACTATGCACTGGCGCACCAAAGACTTTCCAACCTAAAAGGACCAAAAGGATGAAAAGTAGTAGAGTGTTGCCGAGAGGACGCACACCACCAGAGACCGGCCAGTTCGACCAAAGGCCGAAGACTAACCAGACGAGCATCAGAATCCAGTAGATTAGAGCGAAGGACATGAGAGGAAGGGAGTTGTTAGGCCACAGGGACGACTGGTGGAATGATCGGAGGTCCACCAGCAGCAGCTAGGTATGCTGAGGACGGAGTGTTGCCGAGTTTGACAAGCAGGGCAAGGTCCTCGGAGGTCAGCGTCGTCTTCCCACCCTCAGCCCAAGCGACGAGCTGTTGGACGAGAGGGATGATGTTGGGACCATATTGAAGGACCAGAGAGATGATAGCGGCAGTAGTCATGTGGTTTTTGGTTGAAACGATGCGACGAGTGCAGACAGTTGGGAGGCCAGCGCGACCACGTCAGGAGAGGCGATCGAGGACAGGTTGGCTTGGACGGCTTGGACAGCCAGGTTGAATGCCGGCTGGAACTTGTTGTCGTGAATGTCAGCAATCTGTGCCCACTGAGCAGCGGTGATCTGGTTGTTGTGGTACATACCAGCGGCGGTCTTCATAGCCGCGTCGACAGCGAGGCCGACGGCTTGAAGGGTCTGGCCGGCTTGGACCTGAGAGGTCGTCGTGCAGCCGACGTAGGCCATCGTGCTGCCAGACAGTACCAGCGCACACGAGAGGATGATGATGTTTGTTTTCATAGGAAAGTGTGGGCAGTTTTAGGACGTACCCAGGTCACTAGAACTATGCATGAGAGACTAGGGTTGGAGGACTCCGTTGACGACGACACCAGTGATGGCGCCAGAGGGACCTGTGAGGAAAGACAGCGTAGCAGTGTCAGAGGTCGTCGAACTAGCAGCGTTCGAGACGACACAAGTGTAGACTCCAGCGTCGCTAACAGCTGCAGAATTGATCACGTACGCCGAACCAGCGACACCAGTGACCCCAGCAGGAATTGCAACACCAGTAGCTCCAGCAATGTTAGCTCCGTTCTTCTGCCATTGGAAGGTAAATGGGACCGTACCGCTGCAAGACTTGACGAAGATCGTGACAGACTGACCTGCGACGGTAGTCCCTGTCGAGGCGTTGACGCAAGACGTGAAGGACAGCACCGTGAGCGCGAGGATAGCGAGTGAGAGAAGACGTTTCATAGTTTTGGGAGTGTGATGGTTGAGACTGGCTTGGCAGGTGCCACTACGACTGGTGGCTTGACGAGATTAACTGTTGATGGTGACGAGGCGAGGAGAGCGACGACAGATGGAGGGACGTTAGAGTCCTTGATGAGTTGGTTGCCGACAGCAGCCAACACAGCTATGACGACACCAGCCCAAGCTGGGACATGTGTCGTTGCAGCCAGTTGCGGAAGGGCTGCGTCGATGATACCAAGGATTGAGACGACTTCAGCGATGGAGTTACGAACCTTGGCGTTGAGACTTAAGTTTATTGTCATGGATACGTTGGTCAATGGTTCTGTCGAGACGGGAGAGATGAAGTAGAGACCGGAGCCAGCGGACGGAAACAAAGTTTTTCCGTCCTCCAAGGGTGATCGTATAACAGCCTCCGGAATTTAGATAGAAACGGATTTCGTGCACCCACCTGAAGTCCTCTCCTGATTCAATGCCAATCTTTCGGCGCAGGAGGTTGAGGTCGGGCGAGGTCATGCGAATGCAGTGATGAGGCCGTTTTTGATGGTGATCGTTTTGCCGACCAAGGAGGCCGTGGTCACGGTGGTCGAGATGCCTGCGCTAGAGTCGGAGGACTGATAGCCGGTGGCATGGATGGTGCCGTTTACGTCGAGAGTAGTTCCGGGGCTGGTCGTCCCGATGCCGACCTTGCCGCCACCTTGCGGCATCAAAAGTATGTTGCCCGCGTAAATAGCAAACGGCCCATAGGTAGTCGCGGCGTCATTCAATACCTGTATTCCAGCCACACCGCCACCGATATTGATCAGGGAAATGTTTTCGTCGGCAATGGGGCGCACCTGTAGCTTTCCCTGCGTCGGGCTCGTCGTACCGATGCCGACGTTGCCGTTCTTAAAGTAGATCCCCGCTGTGCTGCTCGGACCTACCCATGACTCTGCTGGAGTGGTGAGAGCAGCGAGATTGGTAAGGGTCAGCCCCGCAAACGTCGGTGTATCCGTCGTAGCCAGCCCGCAGATCGTCCGCACGTTAGCGCCGGTCCCAGCAATCGGCACCGCTGCACCGCCGCTGATGTTGAGCAGCACCGTGTTGTTGGCGATGGTCGCCAGACCCCCCAATGGGAGGCCGCCGCAGTTTGTGAGCGCCCCTCCTGACGGTGTTCCCAGTGCGCCATTGAACAGCACCGGAGCGCCCGCAGAGCCGACATTGACTCCGAGAGCGGTAAGCACGCCTGTGCCGAACGTGATCGCCGCCTGCTTCCCGTTCCAGGTCGCTGCGGAAGAAATGTACGTGTCGGCAATCGCCGTCCCATGCCACACGCCAGTGGCGATCGTGCCGAGCGTCGTCAGGTTTGCTGTCCCAGCCCAGGTAGAAAGTGCGGTGTTCTCGACAGCGCTCAGACCGACATCGGTTTTCGATGGGGTCGAATAGGCTAAGACCCCGGAGCCGTCGTTGTGCAGCCAACCCGCACCGTTCGCGAGCGCCGAGAACGTGTCCAGCTTCGCACTGTGCGCCTGCGTGTGGGTGCCAATGACGAGGCCGAGGGTGGTTGGCGTGACCAACAGATAGGCTCCTGCGGCGTCGTAGGCTGTGCTCGCAGTGTATGCGGCTGACCCAAGGCCAAGCAAGGTCTGGACATTCCCGACCGTCAACGCACTTGGCACCGCGCTCGCCCCGGAGATGTTGCCGAGGACCGTGTTGTTGGGGATCGGGGCAAGCGAGGATAGGGCGATGCCGGAAGAAGGGGCGAAGTCTGCCGTAGCATGGCCCGCTGCGGTGCCAATGGTGAGGGGTGCGACCGGGCCTGTGAGCGCCCCAGCACCAGCGATGAAGGCTGTAGACACGACGTAGTCTCCGGCAGCGTGCGAAGCGATGGTCCCAATTGTCAGGGGGGAAGCGGGACCAGTTAATGCTCCGGCACCCGCGATGAACTTCGCTGAAGTGGCAGCCCCGATGCTGGTGGTGGTGACCAATGCTGCTGCTCCATACGCATCGAATGTGCTCGCGGGGATCGACAAGGTGCCCCCAACCGACACCGAGAGACCGCCTGTACCGACGATCACTCCGCCAAGTGTGGAGGTCGTCGCGGCGGGGAGAGAATAACCAGAAGGTGTAGAATAGACAAAGACGCCAGAACCGTCGTTGTGCAGCCAGCCTGCGGCGTTTGCGAGAGTACCGATGGTCGTCAGGTTTGCGTAGGCCGCTTGACGAGCTGCCGCGGCACCAGCGACGTCAGCACCAACTTCAGTATAGGTGTAGGTTGGCTTCGTCGCCGCCTTAGCCCAAGTATACACGTCACTAGCGGGTCTGGCGTCCGAGAGCCGAGCGTCGTTGCCGACACAAGCCGTGCTTCCTGTCGTGCCAAAACCAGGGAACGAGACCTTAGCAGCGAACGATGCGTGGTCAGTCGAGGTTAGATAACCAGGAACCAAATCTGTCGCAGCGTCAAGGACAAGTGGTGACCCAGACGTACCGTCTCCAGTGATAGGCGCAGTGACAGCGACCGCGGTCAAGTACGGCAGCGGTGGGAACGACGAGCCTGGAACTGGGAGGACGAGGGCGGACATTAGATTAAAGTGAGTATTCCGACAGGACCAATGTAGAGCCCAGTGTCGTCAGTGAGTTGCGCACGATACCAATTGTGGTTGAGACCAGTACGAGTGTGAACAGTCAGTGTCGCTGAACTTACACCACCATAGTCTGCACCGTTCGAGATGAAGTTCCAGGTAGCACCGCTGTTAGTACTGACTTGCCAAGCGTAGTTGATAGTGCCAGTGCCGAATGCGACGACTTGGAAGCCGACATTTGCACCGGTCAGCGTCGGTCCTGGGTAGACTGTGTAGAGGACGAATGGTCCAAGACCCCAGATGAGACCGGTGTTGATAGAGACAACGAGGCCGCCAGTAGAGAACACGATGACACAGTTGATCCCACAAGGAGAGGCTGGTTGACTAAAGGCGACACGAAAGATTGACGAAGCACCAGGAGACAGTTGGAACAAGGACCAAGGAGAGACTGTCACTGTGAAGCCAGCCGGTGGTGGCGTACCAGCGCCAACAGCTGCGTTGCCAAAAGTCAGAATCTTCGCGCTGACATTGGTCACTTGAAAGTCGATGTAGAACGGTGGAGACGAGACAAGCTGGGCTCTGAGTAGGTAGGCGGACCACGACATCGACGAGAAGGCAGACTCAAGAGAAGTCTTAGATTTTAGTGTGATGTCGGTGATAAGTGTAGGAATACCGTAGGAACAAGAGTTGAGGACTAGGCTACAGACTGTAGCACCAGGAATCGGTGGGAACAGCGTGGCACTCATTTGGTCAAGAAGGTCGCCGACGCTGGAGTGCCAGAGTTGCAGTAGCCGATGACGGTCTGTGCGATCGTGAGCGCGGCGAGCACGTCGTTAGGTGTCGAGCAACCGAGAATAGCCCTGCCAAGTGCGGTGATCGAAAGGGACGAAAGCATGTCAAGCTGTGCGCCACCAGAGATGCCGTAGGCGACACAGGTCGTCGGCTTCCCGGCAATCTTGAACCAAGCGAGCTCGGTTAGCCAAGACGGGTCAGCATAGGAGTCTGTCGTAAGCACGATAGAATCGGTGATACCGTAGCCTGCAAGTGTCGTTGGGACACCTGTCAGCTTGGCCCAGGCAAGTGTAGTGAGCCAAGACGGGTCGGCATAGACACCAGTCGAGACTAGCACGTTTGCCCCGACGTCAAGGGTCATGTTGCCAGCGACGCCGTCACCGTTGGAGACTGTCAGATGCAGACTGTTCGCAGTCTCGACCTGCCGTGTGACCCATTGACCGGTCCCTTCACGGACAACAATCCCAACGCCAGTCATCGTCGCGACAGCGTTGAGATCAGGGCCTGCTAGGGGCCAGGTGAGGATCGGCATGACGAACTAGAATTCGTTTGCGGTCAAGATGACGCTGGCAGCGGCGGACAGTGTTGGGGCTTCGAACCAGGTGTAGAGGTACCCTCCGACGATTCGTTGGATAGGAGACTGAGTGATTCTGATGCCACCGGTGTCCAGTGAAGGTCGAATGGTCATCGACTGCGAGCACCCTACGAGCTGGGCGACAGCGGTCGCGTCAGCGGTGATGCTGAGACCCGAGACTGCCCAGCGGAGCGTGGGAGACTGCGTGGGGTCACCGTTCACCGCTCCGTTCGTCAACGTGGCCTCCAGCATCAGGAACGACGAGCCGGCCTGTAGCGCCGTGCGGGTGATCAGGTACGAGTTGCCAACATGACCAGCGTCACCAATCGCGATGCCGTTGTTGATAGTTGTAGTTGTAATTGCCATGAGCGAACGGGATTAATTGTTGATGCTGACTAGAGGTCTTTGAGAGCTTGGACGGCGGAGAGGAACTTGTCCTCTGGGTCGTCACGAAGGATGCGGGAAGACATGTCGATAGAGGACTCTTCGATAGGGGCACTGTGCAAGGTGCCGAGACAAGGAAGCTCGTTGAAAAAGATCCGGTACATGTTCTCCATGAAGTGGTCGTCTTTGTCGATGGGCTTGTTTTCTTTGTCGTAGCAGTAACGAGAGATTTCCCAAAGCGTCCTCTTCACCGTGGGACAGAAGAAGATAGCGTCGGGTTTCTTCAAGACCGCTCGCATGTTCAAGATGCCATAGGACTTCGCCTTGGTCGCTTTCTCGATCGGGAGACCAGCGTTGGCGAAGACGGTTGCCATCGAGGTGCCGTAGACTGGGTCTTCTTCCCACGCACGAGGGTCGACTTTCATGAAGCCGATAGTGCGGCCGATAAGTCTCAGGTTCACCTCCGCTGCCAGGTCTTCGGCGTGA